CGCCATATTTGCTGAATTGGCAACCGCTACCGGGTTTTACTATTCCAAAGCCAAAGCCGAAAACCGGATCAAACTTCGGAAATTGTACGGCCCGGAAATCTATAACGATGCAAAGGAGATTTGAAAAATGCTGAACGCTGTTTTGAACAACCTGATCAATATTGGGTGGGCCATGCTGATCTTTCTGTGTGCGTACCTGTCCAATGTTGCTTTTTCCCTTTACTACAACATCAAGGTTTTGCTTCAGCCCTTCGACAGACAGAAAATGATCAATTCCGGGCTGAAGGTTGCCACCTTCGTTGTGGGCCTGACCTTGCTTTGTGTAGCAATCACCACCCTTCCGATTTATGCGGATCAGCTTGGGTGGGCAATCCCGGAAGAATACACAGAAATTTTTGCTGATTTGGTTATTGTGGGCGCTGTGCTGATGGTGTCTTGTAAGTATATCGCAGAAGCCTTCACCAAGTTCAGGGCCATTCTTCAGGTGAAAGGAGATACAGAAAATGAGTAATTCCCCCCTTGCAACCTATACCCGGATCACGAAAAACAAAACCAGCCCCCGGAACCATGCCATTGACACCATCACGATTCATTGTATCGTTGGGCAATGGACAGCAAAACAGGGGTGTGATTATTTCGCCACCACAGACCGGCAATGTTCCGCCAACTATGTTGTTGGTAAGGATGGTTCCATTGGCCTTTCCGTGGATGAAAAGGATCGTTCTTGGTGTTCCAGCAACGGCACCAATGACAACCGGGCAATCACCATTGAAGTTGCTTCCGACACCACCCACCCTTACGCCGTCACCGCCAAGGCTTATGCGGCCCTGTTGGATTTGGTAACGGATATTTGCAAGCGCAACGGGATCAAGAAGTTGGTGTGGAGTACGAACAAGAATGACCGTGTGAATCATCGGAACGGATGCAACATGACCGTTCATCGTGACTTCGCCAACAAAGCCTGTCCGGGGGAATATCTTTATTCCAGACACGGGGAGATTGCCGCAGAAGTCAACAGAAGGCTTCAGGGCGATTCCAATGGTGGTGGGGTAGTAGTTACACCCCCAGCCGCAGAAAAGCCCACAGGCGGCACCACAGGGGCCACCGTGACCCCTTACCATGTGCGGGTGAAGATCACCAACCTGAATATCCGTAAAGGCCCCGGCACAAACTACGGTGCAACCGGCTACATCCAGCCCGGTATTTATACCATCGTGGCCGAAAGCACCGGCAAAGGTGCGGCCAAGTGGGGCAAACTGAAAAGCGGTGCCGGGTGGATTTCCCTTGACTACGCCACCAAAACCTGACCATGAGAAAAGGCCCTTCCGGTTCAAGCTGGAAGGGCCTTTTTTGCGTGTTTCTACTATGTTACTAATAACCCCGATTTCACCGAACTTCAAAGGGCTGAAATGTTCAGTATTTGGGCGTTTCAGAGCGTTGCAGAGTAGAAATATTTATGGTAAAATAGATAAATACGCTCGAATGAGTTCTGTCAGTGAAATATCCATAGGCACATACCGTTGCTTGTCATTTTTGGCGTGTCGGACAAATAGCACCCCTAAATTCAAGTCTATATCTCTCGTTTCCATCTTCAACGCCTCATTTCTGCGCAAACCGCATCCGTACAGCATCCGTAATAAAATACAAAATAGGACTGCACTTTCTGGATTATAATCGCTATATGGAAGACTATCAGCGGAGGCTATCATTCTTTTCCATTCTTCATCGCTAAAAACATACGGCGCATAGGTATAAGAACACCGCGGGTATTCCGGTTCAAATGCGGTAATGTTTATAGAACGCAAATATTTTGAAAGCCCCCTGTAGCGTGCAATGTAGCTTACTTTATTTGCGCTTGTACCACATATCGTAGAAAGCCATTGGTTGATAATGCTTTCACTGAGACATTTTTCGAAGGTATGATTTTGCAGCAAAAAAGAATCCAGACTCCTAAGCATGATTTCATGGTTACGTGTGCTTCGCCCAGCCGATAAAAGCAACTGTAGATAATTGCTAAACTCAACAGCCAGGAAACTTTTGAAATCATTTTTCATTGGGAACCCTCCCCATGTTGCTTAGCCACTCTTTAAGTTTATCTGTTGCTGGAGGGACGGCAACTGCACACCGTCTAAGGTTTTCAATATCCAGTCGGACATAATTGTTAAAACAAAGCGAGCTTTGATGCCCTAAAACCTTTTGTACAACAGAATAGGGAATATCTTCTGCCACCAACTCCGTCGCCAGGCTCATGCGCAGTGCGTGCGGGCCAGTTTTTCTCCTGTCGGTGTCTATACCTGCCTTCGCCAAATAGCGAGACATTTCATGATGCGCTACAGTTTGCCCAATTGGTGTAAACGGACATTGTACCCGTAAAAATATATTCTCACTGTCCGAACTGGGACGGCCCTTTGTTAGATAGGCTAAAAGAGCTTCTTTAACATCCGGTAAAAGTTCCAGTCTTGCAGATACACCGGTTTTTTTCTGAACAAATTCGATGGTATTTGTATCCCAATGAATATTTTTCTTTTTCAAGTTGCAGATATCAGACGTACGGATGCCGAGTCGTGCGGCCAGCAGCAACATGGCGCGGTCCCGTAATCCTTTGTCGGTACTTTTATCTACAACATTTAGAAGCTTTTGGATTTCATCTTTTGAATAGACAGTAGGCATGGGTTTTGCGCGGCGAACCGCGGGGACAAATTCAGCCAAATTCAACGGATGAATCTGCTCTTGATAAAGATATTTCATGAGTTTTCTAACTGCACAGCGAAAGTTCTCTTTCGAGCCACTTGCTGAAAACGCTGCATAGAGGATCTGTGCGTTAATTTCCTTTAGATCTGAAATCCCTTGCTGTTCTACGAAATGAAGAAATTCGTAACAATACAGATCTTGAAGTTTGCGTGTACCATCGCTAATAGACTGCTTACAGAGCATTTCATCGAATCTCTCAAAGACACCGCTAAAGTGCTTTAAATCTTTCTGCTTTTTCCGTGTATGGACTACGACATATGGTCTTTTGTTTAGAATGTCATTCAGCCGTCTCACATAAAAAGACATGTAAAACTGTCGACCGCTGGAGATTCTGCCACCATGTGTTGCCAAATAAGTTTCACCTACGGCTTCGGTGTACTCAAGGATTTGATTCTCTCTCATGTAGCGATCTACTCTGCCCATGGCTTCACGGTAATGTCGAATAGACTCGCTGGGGTACTCCTTTTCGTGTAGTTGGGAAAGAAGATCCTCCCACAACTGCGGCATATTGCCCGTGACAATTTCACATTTCATGGAATGCACCTTCTATATTTCTGAATGGCTTTTGCCTTTTTCAGAATACAAGACGGTGGTGCATTGAGCAATATTATCCCAGCAGCAGAATTTAGAAAGGTGTGATATAAGTGAATGATATGAAAACTCCTCGGATAACAAAACTCACGGGATTACACGGCTGGAACACTCCTGGCGCTGACCCCAGTTACTATGAGCAGAAGATGGGAGGAATGAAGTTTGGCTAAGAAAGTGTTTGCCGTTTATCTGGCAAAAGAGGACGTTCCAAACAGCGAAGCCTACGCAACGCTGGAACTGCCCGCCTCCCCGTGGGAGCTGTGGGACGCGATGGAAAAGGTGCGGCTGAAGGATGGCGAAGCACTGTACATGGA